GTTGTCTTTAAACATCAAATAAGGGAATCCAAATTCAGTTCTTTTTTCAATTACTTTTGCCCAAATCTTTCTCTTAGAGGAATCCCCCTCTTTCATTGAGATTAACCACTCGTCTGTAATAGTAATACCAAATTGTAAATTCTGTATCGGATTACCATCACTTCCTATCTCCAAAAATTCATTTATGTCTTCATGCTCAATAGGAAGCCATATTGCACAAGCTCCTCTCCTAGATTCACCTTGTTTACATGTGTCTATAACAGTGTCATATATTTTAGCATAGTGAGTAGGACCGTCAGCTAAACCTCCTGTAGAAATTTTAGTACCCCTAGATCTAATGTTCCCTAAATAAGCAGAAGTCCCGCCACCATATTTAGACATTAAGCCTATTTCTCTTGCAGCATTTAAAATACTGTCCAAAGAATCATCTACATTTGAACCATAGCAACTAATAGGTAATCCTTTATTTTTACCAAAGTTACTCCAAACAGGAGTGGATAAAGAATAAAAACCTCTCTGCATATAGTTTTCAAACTTATCAGCAAATCCTTCAATTTTTAAGATTTTCTCTGCTGTGTAAGCAATATGCTTAATACGCTCTTCAGGAGTTTCTGTAATGTACCCTCTACTTAGGAAAGTTCTGCTTTCCTCATTTAACCAGTAATTTTTTATATATTCCATATTTTTTATATTTTTAATATTCATTTTTATATTTCCAAATAAATCCTCTATGAGATTTATGGGCTAAAATAAATCATCTTCTGTAATTGATTTAGTTTTTTTTGAATAATCTATTTGCTTTTTATAAAAAAAGTCCCCCTCTTTTGTTGAAGTTATTTCTACTTCAAACCACATTGTTTTCTCAAGTAAAGTAATATCAGGACTAAACACAGGTTTCATACCTATTTTTATAAGTGAGTTGTTAAACCTATTCATGATAAAATGCTGAATAACTTCTTTAGATAAAAAGTCTAATTCTCCTTTTTCAAATATCCAATCTATTACTCCACATTCAGCTATATATGCTTTTTTACACGCAGAATAAACTAAATTTTCAAATTCTTCATCAAACCATTCTGGGTTTTCTCTTTTAATAATATTAATTATTTCCACCCCAAAATTACCGTGAACATCTTCTTCTTTACTTGTAGCTTCCACTACATTAGATATACCTTTAAAAAGATTTTTTTCTTTATTAAAAGACATCATAATTAAGAACTGACTGAACAAAGAAACGTGTTCTATAAATAGAGAGAATAATAATACGCTTTTTGTATACATCTTGTTGTCCTTGCTTCTAGTACCATCTAAATATTTCATTAAATAGTTTATTCTATTTTTAATGGCAGGAACTTCTATTAAAGTTTCAAACTCTTTCTGTAATCCTAAAACATTTAATAATTCAGCATAAGCATCTTTATGTCTCACTTCACTTTCTGCAAAAGTCATACCCACATCTCCTATTTCAGTTTTAGGCATTCTTTTATACATATCTGCCCAAAAAGTTTTTACTTTAACTTCTATTTGAGCAATAGCTAACATTGTTCGTTTTATTGCTTCTCTTTCAGAATCATTTACTTGTATTTTAAAGTCATTTATATCTGACGTAAAATTAAATTCGGACTCTAGCCAATAAGAATGTCTTATAGCTTTTTTATACTCCAAAAGCTCAGGGTACTCATAAGGCAATATATTTTCCCTAAATTGGAAAATATTCTTACCTAATTCTTTGTCATTTTGTGTCATTTTTTTTGATAATTTTTTAAAAGTTAATAATAATTTTTTTACAGGGTAAAAAAGGGGTTGCAAAAGTATAAATAAATTATTTAATTGGTAAATATATTTTTATAAGCATTGTTGATTAAATACTTTTCACAATTAGGGATTTTAAGCAAAAAATCCAACTCATATCTATAACAAATTCTCTCTTCTTCAGATGAAGTAGAAAAGAAATTAGAGTTGTAGAAAAATAAATGTGCTGATTCGTGAACAATAGCTGATGCTATATTATTTAAGCTACCTCCGCTTACATCATAAGTGGAAAGTATAATAGTGTTATCACCCTCTATGGAGGAGAATTTTAGATTTGAAAATCCAATGTTTTTAGAGTGCTTTAATAAAAGATTGTATTTATGGGAATCGTATTTCTTAACTAAGATTAAGGCAGAATCCACTCTGTTTTTCCAATTAGGACCAACATCAGCAATTTTTATTTGACCAAAAGAAGATGTAGTAAAAATTAATAGGAAAATAAATAATTTCATGTTGCAAAAATACAACAATTTTTTTATTAAGGCATCTTTTTTATAATTTTTTCTAGAGCTTTTTTTATAGAAGTTGAGACAGTCATTTTAGAAAAAGGAATTCCATCTGTAAGTTCTAACATAACTGCATGAATCTCAGACTCTGACTCCCCATATTCTTCATATTTCTTTCCTTTATATTTTAATTGAATGCCAATTTCTGTCGTTTGAACAGATTCTTCTATACCCATAATCCTTAAACTTTTTTTAGGAAGACCAAAATAAAATATATCAATGAATATTTGTTCTCCACTATCTGACAGACAAAACTTAGAAGAAAGCATATCTTCTGCCATTTGTTTCACCCCAAATTTTACATCTCTATTTCCTAATTCTTTTATCTCAACAGAGGACTTAATCTCTTGAATTTTTACACATTGTGAGTAGGAAAGAAAAGGAATTGCTAATAGTAATAATAAAAATCTCATAGTTAATAAGTTATTTGCCCTCTATATCCAGGGGCTATTAAATAATAGTTTGCATTTGTAGTTCCTGAAACAGGAGAGTTAATTGTAATAGAATTTAATCCAGGAATAGTGGCTCTTAAATCTGTAGTTCCTGTATTTAAAGAAGAATATTGTGTTGTACTAAATAACCTAGATGCAGTCATTGTAACCCAATTACTAACAATCCCTGTTCTTCTTAAATTAATATAGTATTGGTCAGATATAGTTATTCTACCGTCTCCATTTACATCATACATATTCCAATGTAAACTTCTTCTAGGAGTTCTGCCTAATATAACATTTGAGACATTTTGCATATCTGTTAAAGATAAAGTTGTTACAGGAGTGGGGGCATTTATTTGAATATACCATTCTGTAGCAGGGTTACTTGTCTCATTAATAGTGTATCTACCTGTTGCATCTGTGTATATTGTTTTATGTAATACCCAAGAAGTAAAAGTTACAATATAATCAAATTCAATTACATAAGGAAGAGCTATACCATTAGGTAAGTCGTTCCATCTACCTCCTCCAACGAATTGAACATAATCTTCATTCCCTGCGTTATTAGGTTCTCCAGGATTCCAAGAAGAATATGAGTAGGGTTCTCCTGTAACCCATCTCCATTGTCCCTCTACTACTTCATCTGTTAATCCTATCCATCCTGAAGGCCATAATCCAAATAGAAAGTTATTTTCTGCAGCACTTGTCACTGTTACTAAATATCCCCCCATATTTGCACAAGCTTGTCTTGCATCTGTCCAAAACGCATTTCCTGTAGATCTATAATAAGAGTGTCCGTTATAGTTTTGTTGAGATGTAAATCCTGTTAATGTAGGAGTGGTTCTTTTATATATTTGTATTGGAACATTTATTGCTCCTGTACCATTAGAGTTATAAATAAATCCTGAATAGGTAAAGTTTTGCCCTATAGCTATATTACAAATAAAAAATAATATAATTATAATTCTCATAATAATAATCTTGTGCCGAAAGTTATAGTGTTATTTAATGCACTTTGCCCCACTTGCCAAGCCCCTCCAATATTTATGTTTACTTTAAATCTTTTTGTCACTCCCACATTTACCCCCACACTAGGAAGCATTACAAAGGGAGATTTCATAAGTACATCGTTATAATAACTTACATAAGGAGAATATACAATTAAGTTTGTAAACTTAACATCTAGTCTTTTATGTAGTTTTAAATCATACATTCCCCCTGTTATAATAGCTGTACCTATAAAACCCTCTTTAAACACTTTCCCCATAGATAATGTTCCCATATATATGAGTTTCAGTTTTTTTATTTTTTTAAAAGTTTTCATTTGACCAAAGGCTACCGTGGAATAGGCACTTCCTCCTCCCTCTAAAGAGATTGTTACAGTGCCAGAAGCTATTGTTATATTAGAAGGATTTATCCAAGCATAGAACCCTGTTATATTTGGCCCCGCCTGTGCAGATGTGTAATCAAATAATATTCCTGATGAGCACGCCCCATCCCATCTCATAGAAGTGTAACCTCCTGTCCCTTTAACTCCTAAAGGTTTCTCAGAATCTTTAAAGCTAAATCCTACAAAATCAGATGAAGCTACAATAGCGGGTTTCCCCCCTTCTTTACTTCCAGGTTTATTGGCTTTGCCTCCTCCACCACTAGACCCTCCTGCTCCTCTCACAGAGTTGGTACCTCCTGCTGAAATATTTGTGCTACCTCCAGAAGCTTCTTCAGATGAAGATCCTCCCCCACTAGTTGTATACCCCTCGCTACTTGTCCCCCCACTTTCTCCACTACTTACAGAACTACCCCCTGTCCCTGTAACGGAAGTCCCTCCCTCTACAGAGACTCCTGATTCTGATGATATAGAAGGTCCTTCTCCTATTGAACTAGGAGTTATAGAAGAAACTAAACTTTCTGTCATTCCCGTAGTGGCAGATCCAACAGTTTCTGCAATGTTTGATATAGAGTTTATAATTCCTACAGTGTTAAGCACTTGTCCTTGTCCAATATTCATAACTGTGGGAGTACCAATAGCCTCTCCACAAGGTGAACTGTTTTTAAATTTATTGAATAAATTATCTGACCATGTTTGAAACGCACCTGAAACAAAATCATAGTATGTGAAATTTTCTGTGTTTCCATAATAGGAAACTTTTGTACTCCCATTAATGGGGACACTAATAGTTTTAGCTACTTGTGTACAAGGGTCAGTATATTGATAGGAATAGGTTTGAGAGTAAACAAAAGTGTTTACATTTAATAAGAGTAATAAAGCTATTAGTTTATTTCTTAAAGACACCTTTTTTAATTAATCTCGTTATAACCCTAGATGCTGCGGTTTCAAGAGATTTCTTGGTGGTGATTCCTATAGTGGATTGATTAAATTTAATATCATCAACATCTGCAAGGATGGAAGATTTTTTAACAGTATTAGCTTCTCCTAATCCTGAACCCACTATGATTTCTCCTGTAGTAGCATCTACAAATTTACATTGCAATCCCAACCTAGTTGTTTGAGTTGCCTCTGCTTTGCCATTCATTTTTACCACTTCATCTTCTGATACAGAAAAATCATATACTTCAATATAAACAAAGTAGTTAGCTAATAATACATTACCAAACACTTCCATCTTATTTGAAGAGATTCCTTTTCTAGATGCTTTATCCTGAGAAATCATTTTATTTTTAATCTCTGCTTTATCTTCAGTGATTACAAAACGGTTTGTATTTAAGAAATATTCAGTGACAATGTTGGTTACACCAAGCCCCACTTTCTTTTCTTTAAGTTCAGGATAAGATTCGTATAATTCTTCATTAAACCCTATTTTAAGAATAGAAATAGGAATTTGCAATGTATCATCATAATCTGATACAACTGCCAAACTCTGTTTCTTTTCAAAATCAGCTACATAAGCTTCTGTTTTAATAGAACCTATTTGAGAGAAAGCAAAAAGAGGTAAAAAGATTAGACTACCAAGGACTTTCATCTTCCGCTTTTTCTTTTTTAGCGGGCTTCTCTACAACTCTTTCTTTAATGATTGTAGTAGGAGCTGCACTTTGCTTTTGTTGATTAGTGTTTTCAATATTCACTACAATTGGTGCCACAGGAGATGCTGTTTCAGTTTTAGCTTCTTCCTTGTGCTCAGTTTCTCCCCCAAACAAATGTGTAGAAGCCCACACACCTGCTGCTGTAACTAATGTACCTATTGCTCCAATAATAGTTTTTTTCAAACTATCCATAGAACCATCATTTTGAATTTCTTCTGACATAATATTTATTTTTATTGCTTAATAATTTTTGATACTAATACTCCTTTATTATTTAGGAGTAATTTTGCTGTATAAACTCCTGCTGATAAGTTTCCTAAATCTGCTCTATAAGTGAATTGCCCCTTAGCAATAAATTCGTCTAACACTTTAATACGCAAACTTCCCAACATATCATATACCGCCAATGTGGCATTTGTGCTTTCTTCTACATTAAAAACAATATCTATAATTCCAGTTGTAGGATTTGGATAAACTTCCATAGTGTTAGCATCTATAATTCTACCAATATTAGTGGGAGACATTTTTCTAACTTGTATAATATTATGACTAGGAGTTATAGATAAATCTTTTGAGGTAAAGTTTCCTGCAAATTTATTAGAGGTGAATAGGGGACTCACACCCCAATCTGCTTGTGGTTTCAAAGCTATAAATTGGAAAGTGATTATTTCATCTCCATTTTTTAAAGCATTGTTATTAGTGGTAGGATCATAGCCTCCCCAAGATATTTCTCCTTCATTAGGGTTCACATAAGTAATCCATTTTTGAGCATTTGCACTTGAATAGATTCCTTTGAAAGATAATAAGCTACTATCATATTTCAATCCAAATTGCAAAGCTAATACACTAACACTATCTGACTTTAAACTTACAGGAATGCTAACCATATTTCCTTCGTTAACATTTAACTTAGGAATAGTTAATTCAATATTATTTGTTGGGAAGTCATATTCCACTCTAGTGTCAATAACTCTATGAGTTTGTGGGTCTAAGTCTTGCGGACCATTTATAAGTATTTCCGTTGGAGTTGTTCTAGCCATATTGTATCCCGTAGAGTTGGCATCTCCAGGAACCACTACATAATATGTAACCGAGTCAGGTTGTCCTGGTAATATATCAAAGTAAAAATTAGTTACACCTGAAATAGTTGATGTATAGTTTGTTGTAGGCGTTCCTGTAATTGTAGCATATTCTGCTGCTGTAAAGAATTTAATATCTTTTACATTATTAGACCAACTTGTTATTCTTCCTGCCACTCTTCCAAATACTCCAAAAGCATCCGCCACTGTAATATTAGAGTTTCCATTTACATCTGCTGTATAAAAATCAAATGCTTTAGGGGTACCAACTCCTAACACCCATTGGTTAATCATTTGAGCGTCTGTTGTAGATACTACATTACCTACACCCATTGTATCTCCTTTAACAGCCAATCTAACATCCCAGAATGTTGTATCTAATATTTCTGAGAATGAGAATTTACCTGATGTATTAGTTTTATAAGAATTTACTTGAGTCCAAGTTGACCCTGACTTAGGTTTTTTCTCTAAAGATAAAGTTAAATTTTTAGCTCCAGTTCCATTCACATTTGCGAATGTACCTTTGAAGCTAAGTTTCGGTCTTTTGAATTCTCCATTATAACTGTATAGTCCTAAAGTTGTGTCCATTCCTGCTTGTGTAGAAGCATATTGTGGAAAGGTAGATACTCCTGAAAATTTCAAAGAGTCTATAAAAGTTAAATTATTAAAAATAGATGGAGCAGCATGTGTAAGAGTAAGTTCAAAAGTCTCTCCATTAGCAAGGGAATAAGCACTACTATTACCTGTATAAATTAATGTAATAGTTGAAAATCCATTTACAGAATCCGTTACATATTGTAAATCAAGATTGGTTGTACTTCCCACTAAGCTAACCACTGAGTTTTTAAAAGCAACTTTGTCATAAAAAACTCTGAATTGCACACCTGTTACTTTTGTAGTGGTGGTATTTTTTAATGTAACTCTTGCTTTTGTAAATCCTTGTGTAGTTGTTCCTACATTATAAGTGGTGTCAATTAATGCCCATATTCCGCTGGAAGGTGCTGCTGGACCTGTCTGTCCATAAATATTTATACAAGCTAACAAGCTTATAATCAATAGTTTAAATGTTTTCATTTTATAGATTTGTAATTTACAAGCTACAAAAATATAAAAAAATTTTAATTTTATTTGAGATTTTTATAATTAATAAGTTCGTCTGTATTAATATTTGTATATAAAATTGTAGGACTGTTTTTATTCACTTTGCATTTATAAAATATATCTTGGTGGGTTATGAATTGGTTAGTATTAAAGGGCCTTGTAATAATATGTGCCCCATTAGGTGTAGGTATCTCTGCTATAATATTTTTACCTCCAGGTTCACAATCATTAATTACCTTTTGAATTTTAATAATATCAGTATCAGATACCTCTTTAAAATCTATATCTATTATCCAATGCTCAAAATTAGATTTTAAGTTGCCGATAGATTCCTCAATTAATAAAGAGTAGTTTAATTCTTGCTTCTCTAATTTTTTAGACAAGGTTTCTATTATTTTATATCCTAGTTTTTCTTTAGAATAAGAGCCTAGTTTAATATATACACTAGCATCTAAATAATCAGCAATACGTTTCATTTCATCGTAATTAGCCATTAAATTTTGTAAACTATCTACCATGTAATGCTTAATTACTTTATTATTAGAGTTTTGTATGACAAGTATTTCATAAAAACTACTATTTTGAAATACTAATAAAGGAATTATTTTTTTTAAATTGTCTTTCATGTTAAATAAGAGTTAAAATGTATGAAGATATTTTATATCCTGTAAAGGCACCTAATGCTGAAGGATAGGGAAATACCACTAATTTGCCTAAATCTGTAACGTATTTTGGCCTATTAATAATTTTGCTTAAAAATGTATAATAAACTATATAAGACCCCAAGACAGCAATATCAGATTTAGTAGAGACAAATACTATTATTATAGATCCTAGAAAGCCCCAAATAAAGTTATCTCTAACTCCTTCCCATATTTCCTGTCTTGTAGCGTCTTTGTATTCTTTTACAATCCTATTTAGTGATTGTTTTTTTCTCATTTTTAGGAGTTTTGGGTTTAACCACTGGTTTTGTTTTAACCTCATCTAAAGCGGTCTGAAGTTTATCCAAATCTTTTAAGGTTTCTTCTAAAAATGTAACTGATTCTAGTAGATATTCTTTGAAGTCTTTTTCAATTCTTCTATATTCTTTTAGTAGAATGTAAATTGTCACCATCCCTAGTATGTTAGTGGCCAATAATATGTATTCAAGTGTGGTCATAATAAATAATTTTAATTTTATGCAAATATACTGGTTTTTTAATAAACAATGGTGATTAATTTTTTTAGCTTTGAAATTTTATTTAGTTTATTAAAATCCTGTGCTGCCAAATCCCCCATCTCCTCTTTCAGTTGTAGGTAATTCATCCACTTCTTCAAATTCTATTTTAGGGTAAGGCATGATTATCAATTGCCCTATTCTTTCTCCCACCTCATACATTGATTTTGCTTTTTCGTTTCCATTAGGCATTTTCATAGTAGGCTTGAACTTGAATTTTATTTCTCCAACGTATTGCGAATCTATAACTCCTACGGAATTTGTCAATGATTGTGTCACCTTGCAAATACTACTTCTTGGGAATATAAGCCCAACGTGTCCTTCTGGGATTTTTATAGCTAAGTCTGTTCCATACTCGTAATTTCCGAACTCATCAATAGTTAAGCTTGTAGCGGTTAAATCCATTCCTGCGTCTCCTGGCTTTCCGTAAGCGGGAGTCACCGCAATTTCACTCAATTTTTTTATTTTTACTATCATTTTTATTAATTTTTATTTGTTAAAATAACCTTGTCTCTTGAAAATTTTTCTTTTATAACTTCCTTTAAAGGCTCTACTCCTAAATCTTTGATAACATCGGAAGGATCTGTTTGTGCCCAATAAGAAGGGTTGTTGATATATTTCAATCTATTATCAATCTCTAGGGTTAATAGTCTTGAAAATCTCTTGCCCGCTTCGTCATTGTTGAGATATACGAAAACATGGTCAAACTTGCTAAATAGTTCTTCAATTATAGGAAGTAGTATTTTGTAGCTATTTTCTGATGGCAAATTAAATGCATCATATCCTAAAGAATCTAAGCACATAGTATCCTTTAAAGAAGAAGTGATAAAGCATACATTTGTTTTATACTCAAGTTGTGGGTAGCCCTCTAGCACTGCTTTAATTGTTCTCCACTTTTGCATAGGAATACCTAGTGGATTATATACTTTAAAAAGCTGATTATTTTGGTAGTATCCGAATATAGGATTATATTCACCACTAGAATAGTTTAGTACTCCGTTTCGTAAAACAAACTTTACAGGGCATACATCATATTTTTTTAATGTAGCTTCTGTAATACCAAATTTTTTCCAGTAATCAATATCTTCCTTTGCAAAGAAGTTTTTCTTTATTACAGAATAATTTATCTTCTCCGCTACTTGTTGAGTGTATTTATCTTTATTTACAGAAGAAGAAAGGGGTGTTACTGCCACCCCTTTGTTTTCTCCTGAAAAACCTCCCTTCACTCTATCCGTGTACTTTAAATCATAATTTATTTTTGTAATAGCTTCTTTATTTGTTAAGTTATACTTTTGCGATACAAAAGAAATACAGTCAGAATGTGTAGGATGATGTGCCCAATCTATAAATAAAATCTTATCATTGATAACTTTAAAATAGCATTTAGGGCTTTTATCATGCCTTAGCGGATTACTATAAGTACCCTTACTTTCCCAACTTCCAAAGTAATTTCTCCATATATCGCTCTGTTGATCTAAAGTGAACATAATTATTGATTAAAATGGAAGTTCGTCATCAAAACTATTGTTACTTGCTGCGGAAGTATTTTCCTCTGTTACTAATTCATTTGGGTCAAATTCTTGGAAGTTAGATGTGATTGGAGCAATATTCTTTTTAAATGCAGAATACTCTCCTTTTAGAGCATTAATGATTTTATCAAAGCTTTTAATCCCAGGATAGTCTTTTATGAAAGCTTTGGTATAAATATCCATATCATAATATGTCTTGCCATTACTTTCACTTGAACGAATACCTACATAAACTTTGATTCCTCTTCCTTCTTCAAATAACGGATTTATGTCAGAATAATCTTGCTTAAACAATTTCTCTAATGGAAGAAAAATACTTGGAATATCTCCATCTTTCAGAGTGTATTTTGACAACTCAGTTTCCCAGTTTTTCAAGATTATGAAAAAGTCCACTACGGCATCTTCTCCCACCATTGCTTTTCTTTGGTTGTCTCCATAATACCACACTTTGTTTTTATTCATAACAGCAGGGTCTTCATTATAAGAAGTAAGCCCTTGTCCATTAATGTATTTTTGCTTTCCACTTTTTGAAATATCGTGTCTAGCTTCAAGCCAAAATGTAATCTTTGTTTTTGTGTTTTCGGCTTGAGGAAGAGTTCCCCAAATATCAAGCTTTAACACTCTCACTTGTTTACCATCTATATCTTTTGTAGTTAGATATTCAGGTTCTTTTTCCAAATCTTTTCCTAAGAATGAGGCTAGGGCAGCTTTGTTAGGGTTAATCATACTAGGAATAAAAGTAGATACTCCGTAGAATAGTTTTCTGGTTCCTGAACCAGATGACGTTTTGACATTGTTGTTCATGTTTAAAAAAATTAAAAATTAAAAATATTGTTTGTGTGTTATTAAATAAAAATCTTGTCCCAATGAGTCTCTAGCTTATCATCATTTATAAGTTCTGAGATTTCAAACTCCTTGTTTCTAAGGTGCTTACATCTTGTGCCCCCTACAATTTCTTCAGAGTGGATAAATGAAAGCATATTTACATTTGGTTTTTCTGTATTTCTATACATGTAACCAATTGCATCTACTCTTAGAGCAAGTAAATCTTTCAACTTACCTTCAAGATTCAGCTCTTTAATTGTTTGTCCTGAAGTAGAGATTGATTTATCCGAAACGTGTCCTACAATAATCAACGTATCACAGAATCTTGTAAAGAATTCCATAATTTTGAATAAGGCTTCTCGTTTATAGACTTGACCTTTTCCATACTCTAGTCTATCAATATCAAAGTCAGCAGCTTCTGATTTACCTGTATCTTTGTTATAGGTTCTCACTGCTAATTGATTCAATAGTTTCTCTTTCAAAGAAGTCACCGTATCAAGGGTAATAAACTTGTAATGAGGGGTTTCTTTGTGGAAAAGTTTAGCTAATTCATCAAACTGTTGCAGGGAATCTATGTTAATCCTCATGGATTCATAGAAATCTGCTCCGTGCTCGAAGTTAATAATCAGGTTATCCTCCAACTCACTGAGTGCGTGGGTTTTCCCTGTCTTTTTCTGGCTAAAAATAACCATAGTTCTTGGATTGACTACTGAAGGGGCAATCTTCCCTGTTGGCAATGTTAAATTACTCATCTTTTAAAATTTGTTGTTTATAGGTTAATAATTGGTTTAAATTTTGGGTGTCATCATTTTTTGGCATACTGAAAAAACTAAAGCCTTTAGGGTTGAAAAACAAAGGTTCTGCAACTCCTGTTCTACCGAATCGGTTTTTACAAATATGAATAGTTCTAAAGCATTCTTCAAAGCCATCTACTCTATCAGAAGCTAAAATCGGATACTTATAGTAATTTGTCATTTTGTGCTTATAAGGAGAAAATAATCCTAAGATAACTTGGTAAGATCTTGCTACCTTTATATTATCTCCTAATTTCTGAGGCTCAGGCTCAAGCTTACCTGCTTTATAGTGGTTTAGGTCTCCTGCTGCCATTTGTTGCTGTTGTACACAACATACATGCCATTTCCAATGCTTTGTAACTTGCTTTCTCATATAAGTATTCACAAGTCTATCTATACATCCTGACAAATCAAGCGACATTCCTAATTCATTTTTTTCTAATTCCAAAATGTTTACGTTATCTATAACCACTGCCACTATTTCATTAGGGTCGTTTTGAGTGTAATGACTGTAAATATTAATCACTTTACCCCCACTCAATTGTTTTTCTTTATAATGGTGCTCACCAATTTCTTTTGAATACTCTTGACAAGTTTTATAAATACCTGTAGCATGGCCAGTTTGGTCGTCAAATTTGGTGAAAGATTTTACAGTGTCGAAATACCTTTGAACAGGATCTGATTTTATCATAGCAATTACTTCTTCCGAAACAGGCTCTATCCTGCTTAATAATTCATCTTGTGTACAATGTTTATTGAAATATTTAGAGATGGCATATTGTAGTACACTAATATCAAATTCTTCCTCAGACTCTTCTAATCCAAACCATATACATTTATATTTAAAAGACTTAAACGCAGGGTCATCTAAAATATAATCAGCAACACTAAATAAATATAAGTACTTGGCCAAAGAAGTTTTACCTACAGAGGTTTCAGCAGTAACACACACAAGTGCCCCTGGAAATATACCACTAAAGGCTTTTCTTGTTCCGTTGAATGGCATAGGAATACTATTAATATGTCCTTGTATTAATGAATCCCTGCTCTCTTCTATTACTTTTAAAATATCCATTAAAATATGAGTTTATCTTGGTCACTAAATATTCCTTCTTTCATTTCATTAATAGTATCTAACAATAAGCTGCCTCCCTCTTTCTCAATAAAATATTGAGCATCCAATGTATAACGAATATCGTCAGCATTTTGATGGTAATAGTTAACAGCGTCTAGAATTTCTTCACTAGAAACTTTATACTTTTTCATAAATGATTCTAACTTAGTTATAACTTTATTTTTAGGACTAAATGCTTTTTTATTTATTCCTTGTAAATTTTGTTTACTAAATAATATCATATATTCATCTAAGAATTGTTCAGAAACAAGAGGTTGATATTTTTCTCCATTAAGAATAGCTTTACCAAACTCTGTTATTTCAAAATCTAAAGGATTATTAGTATTTATTTTTGTAAGATGTATATTTCTAATAAACCCTTTCTTTATTAAGTATTGGATAATGTTTAATTGGGGAAGATTAATAGCTAATTTTCCCATTTCTTCGTAACTCATATTCCCTTTGTTTTAAAAAACTTCTGCAAAATTAATATATTTTTTTCAAATGTCAAGCGTTATTTTACTTTTTTCTGTAAAAATTTTATGACAACCTTTACAAAGCACCTCTAGCTTGCTTATATCCTCTACGAATAACCTATCGTGGAATGGTTTTATTTCGGAGTAATCCCTTAAACTACCACAGGGCTCAATGTGATTTACTTCTACATCTTTTTTTAAGAACATTTTTTTACAATGATTGCATTGCCATTTTTTTAACAAGGCAGAATAAGCCCTTTTAAGTATCTCTTTTCTAAAAGGACAAGAGTATAACCACCTCTGTCTTAAAAAAGCTCTAATGGCACCAAAAAAAGCTGATTTGGTCATTGTACCTCCACAATATTCTCTCACTACTCTAGGATTAACTACTTTTTTCTTCTTCCGAGGAGTTGTAGGGTTGGATTTTTTTACTGTCTTTCTTCTCATAACTTTAAATTTAATTTATTTGGCTTCATACCATGATTTTCCAATATTACTTTCAGCACTCATAAATAGTGTAGGGTTGGTGAGAAATATATTACCCCCCTCTATCATACTTTTTTCCAGTATTCTAGCATATTTTTCTGATAGGTGAGTCTCAGTTTCCAAAACTATCTCATCATGTATTACATTAGCTATTCTCGCTTTCCAATAGTCATTGTTTTTTTCAATTTCATTAAATAACAATACTGTAGCCATTTTAGTTTGATGGGCAGCAGTGCCTTGTGTAGGAGCATTTAAGCATAGTCTCATATACTGAGATTTTAAACTGAAATAGTCTTTCATCATTAGTTTATTAGCATTAAAGCAATTATATGCTGCCATATCTGATATTACATACGAACTCCCTTTATCTTTAGCTTTCTCAAATTTCAGATTTTCTTGCTTACCCACTCTATATTTATTCCAAAAATCTCTATCCATATTTGAAATCTTCTCATCAAGGTCTTTGAAAATATCAAACATTGGTAGCTTTAATTTAAATCCCATTGCATATTGAATATACCCAAACTCTAAAGCTTCCTTTAGCTTATTTTCCCCATAAGAGTACACTCCATTATGTAATTCTTTGAATAATTTTTCAATACGCTCTCCTTCTTCTATAGATAATCCTTCATTCTCTGCTAAAGTAAATCCAGTACCCCCAAATTGGAAACAAAATCTAGGTGCTTTAGAAGCATTTCGCTTGGCTTTATGGGTTTTAATAATTTCTTCGTCAGAAAGATCTAATAATTCAGGATAGAGAACTCTAGCAAAGGCACAGTGCAGGTCTTTTCCTTCCACTATAGAAGAAATCATGGCTTGGTCTCCAGTAATATCAGCTCCTACAACTGTTTCTTGCCCTGCGTAGTCAGCTACGATAATGTCAAACCCTTCATTTGCCACGAAACATTCTCTTGTTTCTTTATTGGAAGGAAAATTCAAAAAGTTTATCTCTCCCTTTCTTGAAGATAGTCTAGCAGTGTCTACTATCGGTTTGAAGTGGGTGTATATTCTTCCATCCCTTATTTTAGAATAAATACCCTCTCCAAAAGTAGTTACATTATGCTCCACTTCTTTATATTTAAGCCACATTTTTACAAACTCATGATTTGACTTAGCTATAACTCCTTTTTCTAAACTTTCTTTTATCTCTCCTTTTTCTTTATAAGTGACATTTATACCTAAATCTTTAAACACTTCTATCATTTGTTTAGGAGAACTTAATAGGCAATTTACTTTCCTTTCGTTGCTAAACATATCCATCTGTAAAACTCTATATTTAGGCAGGGTGTCAAAAATATAATCAATTATTTCTCTCTCACATTTTTTGTATTGGGAATAATCTTTATCCATTTTTGCTTTCCACCTATCCTTTGATATTGGAAGTCCGCATAACTCCATATATGTAAGTGCCCTGATATGTCTACAATGCAATTTATAAGAATCTATGGCTTCATAATCTTTTAATTTAATCACTAAATCATTGTGTAACTCTAATAGTCTATCAACATCATTAAAGCAATATTGAATTGTGGATGGCTGCGATAACTGAACTCTAGCAATATTAGCTTGTTCTGTTTTGTCGTATATAACCCCAAGCTCTCTTTGCATACAATTTTTAAAAGAATGTGATACTCCGAATTCTCCATTGTGTAGAATCATAGATGCCAACATCGTATCTCCCACTTTTTTAGGGAAGTAATTCTTGATAAAGAAGAAACTCAAATCGAAGGCACTATTATGAAATATCATAACCTTATCCAATATAAAAGGCATAACTTCCTCTAAATTAATTATATTCTCTTTATGTGTCTGCAAATCAATTAGATAATTATTTGTCCCTGTTCCTATTTGAATGGCAAAAATTTCTCCTTCAAAAGCAGAGAGGGAAGTAGTCTCTGTATCTACTGCTATTATTTCAGGAAGCACCATGTCTTCAAGATTACAGTAACTATACTCCCCTATTTTTTGGAAAAAGGATTTGTTTTTTGTGATTATGTGGTTTGTCATTTAGAAAAAAGTTAAGCTATCTTCTTCAGGGATTTCTTGCCAATCATTTTCAATGTACTTGTCAATCTTATCCAAAGTTTCTTCTAAAATACGTTTACCTTCCATCTCGTCTTTATAAGATAGGGGGTATACTAGCACACTATCTACTTTGGTAGAATTGCATACCACCCAATGAAAAGTTTTTAGCACATAATGGTTCAAATCATTTTTCTCTATCCAGTCTTCCACCCCTTTTGTATACAAAGCCCCCTGTAAGTGATACAAATATTTTTGCACACTATCAGGAAATTTCGGAGGGTAGCTGCTGGATTTCAAATCAGTGATAATAATCTCTTGTCTATCATGATCCACTTTTAAATAATCTGTCTTTATAAAAAAGTTATACCCTCTGTACTGAAAACTCCACTCAAACTGGGCCTTACCATTACTGAATAAATAGGTGGCCTCTCTGTCCTTTAATACATTGTTAGCAATAGCTGTTCCTAATTCAAAATTAGGTTTTAGAAACTTACCTTTTGGATTTTTTGCATATTCAATATATTCAGGAAACTCCAGAACGGATTCTTTTATTTTCTCAAAATTCTTAGATTTCACATCTAATATACCACAAACCTTTTCTAAGTTTTCCATAGAAAGATCATAGTTATACTCCTCTGTAAAAATATTTTCAATAATAGCCTTAATTTGAGGCTTTGGAATAGGAATATCTATAATAGTTTCAGTGATAGGCTCATCAAAAACTATCTTGTCTATAATAGACCCTTTCTCTAAAGCATTGTTTCTTTTGTATACAGGGTTTAAAAACCCGTGAACTCCTTCTTTTATTAATCTAGTTAAAGAAGAATAACTTAATCTAGATGTTTCTTTGTTGAACATAATTATTATTTTTTTAGGTGCAAATGTATTTATTTATCCATTTGCTTTGCTAAGTGACTTTAAATTGTACTGCTCTGGCATTTTTTTTGCCTTTACTAACTTATAATACCATATCGCAACGCCATCTTTGTACCCCTCTAAAATAGTATCTATTTTCCATTCAAATGAACGTCTTAGTGCCATTACCCTCGCTCCTACGTTGTTTGCTTTACATTTTTTTTTCATGTCATGAATGTAGCTTTTTTTGTTTTCCTTTAGATACTCTGCTACTAAGTAAGTAGAATTTAATTGCTTTTTCATTCTTTTAGTTTTTAGTTGGTTAATTTATTGGAAATTAATTTTTAAATAATTCATTTATATTTTTTGCAGATTCAAAATCATTCATTGTTTTTATTTTTACCAAGGTTAACTACGCAAAGTAGCCTACCGTTAGGTGAAATTGTCCCAACACCATATCGGAGTTTTCTCCCCCACATAACCGCCACTTACATTGAAATTAAAATGCTCCATTGCATCTTCTTCTGACATATCTCTCATAAGTATTTCTATACACTTTGTAACTGAATATATTAATCTAACTGGAGCATTAAAGTCCTCACATACTCCGATAATGGCTTCATCAAACCCATCAGCCTTTAAGAATGTTTCATCTTCGTATTGTTCTATTATTTCGTTTATCATAATTTTGCCTAACAAGGTATTTATAAAATGTGGCTAATAAAGTTTAGTTCTTTGGTTAAGCATTTGTAGTAGCCCCACCTGCACAAAGCCATAGTCGTTCTAGCTTTTTGGTTTTTAAAGCTATTGAATGCCAAAATTCAAATTCTTTAATAGAAACTTCTCCTACATTTCTTAATGCTTTTAGTTCATCTAAATTTACTAAAAGCAAATCTTGTAAACAAAAGTTTCTATATCCATTTTGTTCATTACGAAGATTAATTTTTCTATCAAGTTTTTCTAAAATACACACTACTCTATTGTATAGACGAGTAGAGATCCATTCAGCTAAAATCATATCTTCATTCATTTTTTTAATCATTTCTTCTTTCATATTATTTTTTATTTTTACTAAGGTTAACTACTGCAATCTTATCTTTAAATTTATCCATACCATTCAACACCCACTTTTCTTCTAAAGTTCCCTCAGCTACTAAGAAATATATAAAACTTTTCTCATGTACTGCTATCCTGCAAAATCTTCCGATAAGTTGTTCTTTTGATGAAGGAGAACTATCTATTCCTAGCACAAATCCATACTTTAAATTTGGTATACTAACGGATTCTTTTAGGATTCCTACATTTACTAGTCTACCTGATTCAGAGTGATAGAACTCATCATAGTTTTTCTTCTTAGTTTTATTGTCCATAGAAGAATTAAACTGAGAAAACCCAAAACTAGCACCTTGCTCAATACTTCCTGCATAGATTAATAACTTTTTATCCGAAAATTTCTCATTAATTAGTCTATTAGCTAGAGCCACTTTGCTAGGTAATGTATTTAAGAACTGCTTCAGTTTGCCTAATTCAGGAGGGTAGGATTCATTATATGGAGATGTTAAATAATTTTTGTGATGATAATCATAAACACTTCTTTCTTCAGGAGTCATCTTATACTTAACCACTACCATTTGAAAATTATTCAATAAATTATTATCAATAGCATTATTGATAAGGTAGGAATAACAAATAGGAAAGTATTTGTGAATTTCATGGGTATTGCTTGGAGTACCTGTAAGTCCTAGAATAGATACCGCAGGGTTTATTCTCATAAGTCTCAAACAATTTTCCAATATAAGATCTTTTTCCTTGTGCATTTCATCTATAATAATCAAATCGTACTTTTCGTTGTAATTTTTCAAAGATTTATTGCATATAAAGGTAATGTTATTTTCCAAACAACCCCATTTAGTTAATTCATCTTTAAAGTTTTTAATATAAATTTGTCTTGCACCACTAAATAAAATTTTACAATAAGGGTTAGTACTTCTATAGTGTTTAATAATATCAATAGCACACTTTGTCTTTCCCATTCCTACCGCTAGAGCAATAGTGGATCTTCTATCTTTAGAGGATAGGAAAGCGTTCACTGCTTTTTCCTGGACTTCTGCTTTCATAGGTAAAATTCACAATCTTCTTTTACCTCTATTTTTTTGTCTTGACTAAAATCAGACATTAATATAGGCTCTTCACTTTGCCTATCATAAAGATAGTTTTGTAGCCTAGCACAATCTCTAGCAGGGCAATCTACAGAAATACATCTTGAATAGTCTTTTGGAAGCAAGTAGGGGGGCTTGGGTATAATTACTATGCCGTCTCCGCCCTCTGGGCAATTATCTATTTTTTCTGTCATTTTAATTTAATTTTAAGGGTGATAATTTATTTATTTGTAATAAGGTAGTCTATAATGTATAACTCCACCTGTGTATTCTTTATGTACTAATTGCCAATCTTTATACTTATCAAAAAGATAATCAAGATAAACACACATAATTTTAACTTGTTTATATTCATCATATCTATTTGTAGTATTTAAACCTGCTCTCTTACACATAACATTCCAAGTTCCATTTATAAATTGGAACATACCTTTAGCAGAAGAACTAGAATTTTTAGCGTTTAAGTTTAATCTTGATTCTTTAAATGCAATATACCATAATAAGTTATGAGGACAATGATGCTTATCTATTAAACTTTTATAGGTAAAGTACAAATGATTCAATCTTTTTTCTTCTTTTAGAGTTAATTTAAGGGGCAAACTTCTTCTGAAATCAGTATATTCAGTAGCACTATCTTGGCTTTTTACTTCTAAATGCTTAATAGTTTTTTCTTTTTGCTTCAATATGCTTAACATATTAGTATATTTCATATTTACTGAAACATTATTAGAAAGTAATCCTGCTATTATTAGCATATTTAAAATTAAAGATAGGTATAGTCCGTTAATCCATTTGCCTTTTTTAAAGGTGAGTGAATCCCTATCATAATAGTACAATTTTGTTTTATTTAATGATAATTTCATAAATTAGTTTTTTATTATTAATTCATACAATGAATATACAACCCCATAAATGTTGCATTGGGGTATTCTATTTCCCATTGTTGGTAAGCCTCGCAAACAGTACCTTCGTATGTTTTTCCGTTGCTAAATAAATCTTCTTTTTCAAGTTTAAATACTATATGTATCATAATTTATAATTTTTTTATTTGGTTTGGTTCTATATTATTGAGGTCTTTTTATTGTAGATTCGTTTGCATTTTTTACACTAACTTTTTCCGCTTCGTAATAATTCCAATAGGCTTCCACGCTATTACCTGGAACTTTGTATTTATCGGGCATACATTGTGGCATAGGGGTTAATTCTGTTTTGGTTACATTAACAGGGGGATTCCTAAGCATATCACTACATTTTAATATAGTTAAATGTTGTTTACCATAACGTCTTGTATACTCTTCCCCTAGTGCAATCATATGTTTATACAACCACTTGTAATTAGAGATGGACTCCCTTGCCCATACCGCTGATGGGTGGTTTTTATGAGTTACTTTGTAAGGTACATTAGCCTTATCTCCATCAGAAATGATATGAGCGGTACATAGTAATTGTGCGGATTCTAGTATCATCTTTACTACATGCTTGTTATACATATACTCAGCGGCTTTTTTGGGATCTGTAGACAGATAGAATATATTCATATACTTTGCTTTTATTTTCTATTTTAAATAATTTCTAGTGGTATCTCTGATGGCTCTTTCTCTTTGTTTTTCTTGTTCCCAATAATACCAATTTTTCTGCTCATCAGTGAGTACAAGGGTCTTTGCATCTTTCTCTGCCTTTAGATAACCTTCATCAAAAATTCTAGTGTGAGTTTGTGGAAATACTTTTTTTATTATTCTTTGTAACATATATCTATTAAATTTAAGTGTAAAATTAAAAATTATTTTTTAAACGAGTTAATTTTTTTAAAGACTATAATTAGCCATTATAGTTTCTATCTACTTTTACTATATGAGAATAGTTATCCCCTCTACTTGTAAATGCACTTCTAGTATTGGGAGACAATGTACTCGGCCAGAGTTTATTTAGGTCAACAGGGTTGTTATCTACGCTTTTAGCTTTTTTACGAGCCACTAAAGCAGCTAATTTAATGTCAATGGGGTTTGTTAAAATTGGACCTTTCATTTTAAAAATTTTTAATGTTAATAATTTTAATGTTAATAATTTTAATGTTAATAGTTTAAAAACTACACCTAAAAGATATTATATACTATTAGGTGTAATTCAATTAAAGGGTTTATAGTTAAGTTTAATGTCTTTATAAATTTATTGTAAATAATCAGTCATTAGACTATCTAATTGTCCTTGCAATTCTACTCTTCCTACAAAGGTATTGTTGTCAAATACTTCTACAGAAGAATCTACTACATATATTCTAAAGCTACAATCAGTTGGCTCTGAATGAGAATGAATTGTAGTTTCTAAAATCATAGCTAACATAATAGCTAAAATTATAATTAAAAATGCAGCGGTGCTTATCAAAAAAGTTGTTACTTTCATATTTATAGTTTTAAGGTTAATAATATAAGTTTAATTAAGATAATCCATTAACTTTCCATAAACAAAGTCTATATCATTATTTAATTCGTTAAGTTGATTCTCAGTCATTTCTTCTCCATTATATTCTGCTCTTACAATATAAGCATCACAATAATCGGGATAGTCATTATGGTTGATACCATCAAACTCTATGTCTTTAATCAATTTGTAATCTAATGTCATAACTTTTATTTTTTAATTTAATTAATTATTTTTTAATTTATAGTGGAGGAATTAGGGTAAATATTGTTATCACTTACCCTAAATGGGGTTTCGGGTATACTACCCTCGTCTAAAAATGACATAAATGCTCCTATGTTTTCAGTTTCAAGATTACTAAATATACCTCCATTTATTATCTCGTCTAAATCTTCAAAAAATTCTTTAAAGTCCATATTGTTTATTTTTAATTTATAAAACTAATTAGATGCTTTTAATCCTTTATATGTGAAGAAGCCACACAATTCATCTACTAGAAACCAATGTTCTTCATTTTGTTCATCTATCATTACAATACAATCATTATCTTCATCATCTGTATCGAGATAACTAATTTTGTATTCTTTACCTACAATGAGGGCTTCTTCGCCAGTGCTTCTCATTACACAAGGGTTAATGGCTACTAATTCTGTTCCGATTTGCAATTTACTTTTATCCATTTTATTTTATTTTATTTGTTATTAATTTTGGTGCAAAAATATGATTATTGAAAGGGCGGGTGTTATAAATTTTGTTGCAATTACTTTAATTTTTGTTTCAATTTACGAATAATTCTTTATAAATTCCTTCTTCTTGAAATTTCAATAGGTATGCTTGGCACTTATTGGTGAAACTTTCTGTGTCTAGTCCTTGCACCTCTACAAATCCGTTAAAGTTAAATGTTTTGAGGGGTTCACAATGCACCACTTGTTTTTTGCTCTGAATAAATACATAGTTACCTAGTTGTATTACATTTGTGTTTCCGTCTGTTAAGATCTTTTTTGTCATTTTTATGGCTTTTAATTATTTTTATAATTTTTAATAAATTCTACTATTGCTTGATAAATCGCTTCAAACATACTTCCCTCAATAACTTCTACCAATACCTCACTTTTTGTATTGTTCACTATTTTTACATGATTATCATGTATCTGCACCACGTTATTAAGGTCGTTTATTCTTCCCACTACCTCCATAAGCCACCGCCAGTCGGTGTAGTAGTGTAATTCACTAGTCATATACCCTTGCTCGAAGTATAAGCCATCTGACTTCATTTCTTTTAAGGTTTCTAGGTATTTGCTATCATCGGTATGACGCACCCCCATAAACTCTGCTATTAACTTATTATTTTCTTGTGTGTTCATTTTTTATTTATTTATCTGATTAAGTAATTCTTCTTGATGATGTAGGGGCAAATCGGTACATTTAGTAACGTATTCATTACCATAGCAATCAATTTCTGCTTCTTCTTTGCTACCATAGATAACTATATCATCGTTACTACCAAAACGAACTAAATTGTCGTTGGCTTTATCCCATATTACATAGTCTGTTTCAAATAATTGTTTTTTTCTTTCTATTGTGTTCATTTTTTATGATTTTTAATTGTTTAAATTTTTACTTGTTTAATTAAGATTTTTTAAATTTGCTATATATGTACCCTTTTTTTTTCTGCTAATAGATCTTTAATCTTCCATTCCTCCGATATACTACAGAATAGTTTTTTGCTTGTATGGCTAGAAAATTTACAATACTCCTTTATAATAGCTTTTTTTTCTTGCTCTGTATAGGCAAATGGTTTGATTTTTCCTACTTTCATTTTATTATTTATTTAGTGGCGTTATTAATTACTTTCTCAATTCTGACTAATAGCCACAAAGGTATATCATTCCAGTTATCTTTTCTTTGATAATACTCCTGTATTTCCTTTAGTAGTTCTAGTTTGTCATCTGCTGGAGTGTGTTTATCTAAATAGTCTCTTAAATCTGATTTTAAATTATACAATAATTCATCTTCATCTTTATCATCATAGGTAGATGATTGGTAAATATTAAATAGTTCGCTATATTGTGTCTCTGTCATTTTTTATGATTTTAAATTTTTAAATAATTTTAATATGTGGTTTATTTTAATTTATTTCGCAAAGTCTCAGTCCAAAGTCAGTCTTTACTATTACAACGCTTCTGTCTTCTTCTATACAATATTCTAACTCGTCTAAAGGGTAGTCCCATATAGTCCAGTATAGATTGTCTTCTGCATATTCTTGTATTTGTTCCAATGTTTTTGGAATATCGCCTTTATACCCTACTATATTGGCATACTCTTCTAAAGTGATTACATTAATTTGATGTGTCATTTTTTATGATTTTTAAATTGTTATAAATTAGCTTAATTTTTTATATATTACAAAAAAAGTCTTCCTCCACAAAACTTATAGCTTCATAATGAATGAATATAACTTCATCGGGTATCTCGTGCGGGTAGTCATATTGATATTTATGGTCTATAACTTCATCATAGAAGTAATTCCATTTTAGTTGATCTAATTCGTTTCTGTTTAATTCTTTTACGTTTTTCATTTTTTATGATTTTTAAAGTGTGAATTTTAAGCTATTTTAACGTTTTCTAATATATTTGATAAACTAAATTTATGGCAACCCGCTTTTATTATTATATCTCCTTCTATCTTTTTAGCTCTCTCTACTTGATAATTGCCTACTTGCTTATTTATCTTAATCTCCTCTCCCTCTACCATTGCTTTAAATTGAGGTACGTATAAGACTAAATTCTCCATAAAGTCTTCCAATTTTACTGAAACCCCTAAACTTGTTTTTACTTTATCATTTGTTACCTCAATAGTGCAATTTGATTTTAACTCTGTGTTGGTTTCTTCTATAAAGGTATCTATTTCATAATGTAATTCAGACAATAATGATTCTTTAAAGTATTTTTTACCCTCCTCAATATTTGCCACTATTTCCTTGATAGCATCAATCTTATCTTCTGCGTTTTTTATTGTATCCTTAATTCTTTTTAGAAGACTTTTTTTATCTTCTCCTTCTTCTGTTATTGCTGCATTAAATTCCTTATCATTGTCTATATTGACAAGATCCTCCAACCAATACCCATAATTATAATAGATAATATCTGAAAAATCAACCTCTGATTCATTACATACAGAAAACCATCCCCCGCTTCTCCCATATTGCCAACATTCAAATTTATCTATTTTTGATCTCAAAACAAATTCCTTGTATCCCCATTCTTTCATTGAATTCCTCTAATATAGCCCCCCTATCCGCTCGTGGATATTCTTTATCAATATATGCAATAACATCACCTTCATCTATCCAGTCGTAAACTTTGATATTTGCACAGATTTTCCCTTCCCTTGTATCAAATTCCTTTCTAGCTTCATAGTCCTGTAATTCAATAAGTCTATTTATTTTTTCTTTTATAGTGTTGTTTATTGTGTTCATTTGTTTACTTTTTTTAAAGATTAATAAAAAGGACGTTTTTAGGCACGTCCTAAGCCCTTGTAATTAATTAAAAATGTTTTTTTGCTAATTGGTTAAGGTATGCAATTTCAAACGTATGGCAACCTATTTTAATTATTTTTTTATCTATATAGTTTATGGAGTAGTCTAGGACACTATCGCCTACTTTTATGATATTTTTTTCTAAACATTCATAGAACTTTTTAGCAATTACAAAAGGGATCTCTACTCTCTGTGTGGTTTCAAAACGATTTTTTTCTGTATTATACCTCAAAAAGTCTCTATCCAGTCTTTTATATAAATAATTAGTTTCGAAATTATACCACTTTGTCAAGTCTTTTTTAAGTAATTTTTTTGCTTCCGCTAGTTTCTTTTTTGTTTCAATCTTTTGTAATTCGGCTAGTTTATCACTAAACTCTAAAAACTCATCTTTATTTTGTACGTTTATGGCTTCTAATAAGGTGAGAGGCGTTTCAATCTCAAAAAATTGTGTATACTTATCAACTTGACTTTTGATATTATTTAATTGGCTTATATAAATTTCGGGTTTCTTTGCCTTTAATAGGCTACTCCCTATATTTTTAGCCTCATTTAGCCACGTTTTAAAATTTTCCTCGTGGTCTGTTAAATGATAACAATAAATTTTGTCTATATGACTACTAGCACCCCTCACTATGCTAATATGTTTGGATGTTGTGTTGCTATAAGATCTTAAAGTGAATAGTATTGCTTTATTTTCTCCGTTTCCTATATGTTTAGCAATTGGGAAATGACTACCGTACGAGTATATCGTATCATTGATAAAATAAAAATTATTAGTTGGTGTTCGGGCTTCTGTTTGTAATTTATTTGCCCATAGGTGTGCTACTTGTTGCTTATTTACTACTTTTTTCATATTGTTACTTTTTTAAAGATTTTAAATAATAGGGCAAAGATATAGTTTTTTAATCTTTGCCCCTGTTAATAGTTGTTAATTTAAGACTTTTTAGCTATGGTATAAACATCAAAAGTCTTTCCCGATGCTATTGTTTTGAATTCATAGC